ACCAATAACACCCCAATCATTGGGATGTTTTCATAGCATCTCAGCTAATCATCAGTTGGTTTATTTTTTAGGTATTAAACTAAAATTTACATTTGGTTTAGATTCTTCTTCATAATCACCCATTAAAGCACCATCAAATCTATTTAGATGCCATTGCTGTAACAAATATTGACTTAAAGAATATAGTTCATCATCCCATCTCTGATTGATATCCCTACCTCTTTCTTCTTCTACTAAATCCATCAATATCTGTAGTTTTCTTTTATCCATATTCATAATTAATCCTCCATAGATTAAGTTTCTTGAACCCCACAATAGGATTCTCTTCAGTGTGTTAATTCACAGACTTTTGGAGAAGTCCCTTCGATTTCGTGTATCAATCATTTATAGCTTCTTACTTCATATTCAGCACAATGAATTCACACTGCTATTGATACAATCCCTCTAAGGATTTGTGGGTCTCGCGGATATCATCACGACATTCACTCTCTCTACACACTAGCCACTTTATTTGGCGGATTCAGATACGACCTTCTTAAAGAACCTTACTTCGTATCTTACTGCTAGAACCTTACCTTTAATCCTTTAGAGAACTCAGTTGAGCGGTAGCTACAGTTTAAAGTCATAATCGTTTTGGACTCTGTAGAGACATCATACACTGATAACTACATCATTCGCAACACCATACTAAATATTAACCAGTCCATTGTATTTGCTAGCACTTTGTGAGCATTACCAAATCAATCTAAAAGGTTTAATATTTATCCATGGAAAAAGACAAACCAAACCTGAAAATAGTTGGGAGAAAAGAACCTGAGCTAACTATCAAGCAACGCCAGTTTGTGGCAGAGATCATTAAGGGCAAACTAGGAAGCTATAAAGAAGCATACGCCAAGGTCTATGACATTACTCTTACTAAGCAAGGTAAGATTCCCAAGTGGGTAGAAGTAGAAGCTAGCAAGCTCGTGGCGAACCCTAAGATAGCACTAAGCATACATAAGGCTATTGAGTCCAAAGAGGTCAGTGCGGTAGCATCTTCGCTCAGGACAAGGAACTATGTCATAGATCAACTATATAAAGAGTCTAAAGAATCAGACAGTGATGCATCTAGGATTAGAGCATTAGAGTTACTAGGGAAGACTGTAGCTCTCTTCAGTGATGTTATAGAAACAAAAGAAGCTAGATCATCAGATGAAGTTGAAGCAGACATAGAGGACAGAATCGCAGAGTTATTAGATCGACAATCAACTAACAATTAATAGATAGATAATCCTTCAGATCATTTTGTGATCTAGCGAAAAATCGTAATGCACCTTATATAGATGAAACACTACATGTAGTATTCCAGACGATCGCTACAACCACTACATATTGTGTTTTCCCCAGTGACCCTTTAAGAGACCCAGCCACCCCCTTGTACGCGTTCGGCTACCTGACTATCATATATACATAGTGATCTGCTCATAATATGACTAAGTTTCACAGGGGGTACCCCTATATTGCATTTTGATAGCGTTTTTCATACATATCATATATAATTTTTTCTAGGAAAGACCCCTGGGTCCCTAGACCCCCCCCATTATTTTATAAAAATGGTTGTTTTTCCTGTGAAGATGTGCAATTATGTTAAAATCTAGCGTGATTTACATCTAGTATGTACCTACTAGTAGTATGTACCTACTAATTTAACTATATGGTAGTTACTTACTTAGTTTTTAGTTTAAGAAGTATCTACCTACTAGTAAGTATAGGAGATGTATGAGTAATTCAATATTAAGCCAAGTAAAAAATCTTTCTTTAAATGAGAAGAAAGAGTTATTAGTCTTATTAGATGAGTTAGAGGATGCCAAATCTAGAGAGAGATGTGCAAATGAGTACATGTATTTCGTTAAAGAGGTTTGGAGTGCCTTTATTGAAGGACCCCACCACAAAGTTATGGCTGATGCCTTTGAAAGAGTAGCTAATGGTGACTTAAAGCGTCTTATTATCAATATGCCACCTAGACATACCAAGTCAGAGTTTGCATCTTACCTATTACCAGCGTGGTTCTTAGGTAGCAGACCAGAAAAAAAGATTATTCAAACAGCACATACCGCGGAGTTAGCTGTTGGCTTTGGTAGAAAGGTGAGAAACCTTGTTAATAGTAAAGATTATAAAAAAATATTCCCCAATGTTAGCTTACAGTCGGATTCTAAGGCTGCTGGTCGTTGGAATACGAATAAAGGCGGAGAATATTTTGCTATCGGTGTAGGTGGTGCAGTTACTGGTAAAGGTGCTGACCTCTTAATCATTGATGACCCTCATTCTGAGCAAGAGGGTGCAAGTTCAGACATAAATGTTTTCAATCGTACCTATGAATGGTACACATCTGGTCCAAGACAGCGTTTACAGCCTAATGGTGCAATTGTTGTAGTTATGACTAGATGGCATAACAAAGATTTAACAGGTCAAGTTGTAGATGCTAGTATAAAACGTGGCGGAGCCGATCAATGGGAAGTTATAGAACTTCCTGCTATCTTACCTTCTGGCAAACCTTTGTGGGATGCCTTTTGGAAGTTAGAAGAGTTAGAAGCTTTGAAGGCTGAATTGCCTAGTTCTAAGTGGATGGCTCAGTATCAACAAGACCCTACTTCAGAAGAGGGTGCTTTAGTTAAAAGAGAATGGTGGCGAGTGTGGGATAAGATGAGTCCACCTGATTGTGAGTTTATTATTCAATCATGGGACACAGCTTTTCTTAAAACACAAAGAGCTGACTACTCTGCATGTACAACATGGGGAGTTTTCTATAAAGAAAGTGATGAAGGTTTAATAGCACCCAACTTAATACTTTTAGATGCTTATAAAGAGCGTCTAGAGTTTCCAGATTTAAAAAGAGTAGCAATGGAAAGGTACAACGACTATAAACCAGATGCGTTCATTGTAGAGGCTAAGGCTGCTGGATTACCATTGATCTTTGAATTAAGGGCAATAGGTATACCAGTACAAGAATATACACCTAGTCGTGGTAATGATAAAATATCTAGGGTTAATGCTGTTTCTGATTTATTTGCTTCAGGAATTGTATGGGCACCTGAGACTAGATGGGCAGAAGAAGTTATAGAAGAGTTTGCTGGTTTTCCTAATATGGAACATGATGATTTAGTTGATAGCAGTACGCAAGCTCTGTTAAGATTCAGACAAGGTGGTTTTGTATCTTTAGACTCAGACGAGGAAGAAGAACAATTAGAACACAATCGTAGAGCAGATTATTACTAGGAGAGTATATTGGCTATAGAAAAACAATTTGAACCTGCTACACCAATAGATGGTCTAGTAGAAATGGAACCTCAAGAAGGTTTAGACATTGAAGTAGAAGAACTTCCAGATTCAGTTACAACAGAAACAGATGATGGTGGCATGATTGTAGACTTTGATCCTAGTGCTCCTAATATGGGAGAGCCAGAGTTTAATTCTAACCTAGTAGAGTTTTTAGAAGATAATGAACTTAGTAGTATAGGTAATGAATTAATAGGTGCTTTCAATTCAGACAAAGAATCAAGATCAGATTGGGAAGAAAGTTATACAAAAGGTTTAGATCAGCTTGGTTTAAAGATAGAAGAAAGAACTACACCATGGGCAGGAGCTTGTGGAGTATTTCATCCAATGTTAAGTGAAGCTGTTATTAAGTTTCAATCTCAAGCTATATCAGAAATATTTCCTGCTTCTGGTCCAGTCAGAACCAAAATTGTAGGCAAGATTACGTCTGAAAAAGAACAACAAAGTCAAAGAGTACAAGATTATTTAAACTACTTGCTTACTTATGAAATGAAAGAATACAGAAGTGAAACTGAGAAGATGTTATTTTCTCTTCCTCTTGCTGGTTCTGCATTTAGAAAAGTTTACTTTGATCCAACTCTAAATAGACCAAGTGGTATATTTGTACCAGCTGAAGACTTTGTAGTTAATTATGGTGCAACTGATTTAGAGACTTGTGAAAGAGCTACTCATGTAATGAAGAAGTCAGCTAATGATGTAAGAAAAATGCAAGTTAGTGGATTCTATAAAGATATAGAGTTACCTGATAGCAAGCCAAGTCCTTCAGACATTACTAAAAAATATAACGAAATGACTGGTGAATCAGAAAGCTATAGCTATGACACTAGACATACTCTACTTGAAATGCAGGTAGATTTAGATTTAAAAGGTTTTGAAGATGTAGGTCAAAACGAAGAACCTACAGGTATAGCATTACCATATGTAGTAACAATAGATTTTCCTTCAGGCATTATTCTTAGTATTAGAAGAAACTACTATGAAGATGATGTTAATAAATTAAGAAGGATGCACTTTGTTCATTATCAATATTTACCAGGATTAGGCTTTTATGGCTTTGGTTTAATACATATGATTGGTGGATTAGCTAAATCAGCAACATCTATACTAAGACAATTAGTAGATGCTGGTACTTTAT